CCAGGGTTACACCACTCAATAATGGTGTAACCTTTTGGCAAAAAACGGAAAAAGCCATTAAGGGGCTAAAATTTTTGGTTTTGTAATAAATTATTTTCTTCTGAAAAGTTGTATGTAGAAACGCTGTTTTATAGAATCCTGAGACATGGCAGAAGCAGTCAAGACCGAAACCAGGGGCCGGCCCCCAATCTCAGAGAACACAAGGCTCACTGGCAAGCAGTTGAAGTTTGTTGAACTTTACTGCACTCGAGAAGGAACAGAGACCCTCCAAAACCTCGCAATCGAAGCAGGGTTCAGCAAATCCGGTGCTCATACCAGGGCGTATGAGATGCTTAACCCGAAGAAAAGCCCCCACATATGCAAGGCAGTCAGGGAGCGCAAGGCCGAACTGAATGAAAAATATGCTGTTACATACGGGCAGCATTTGGCTGACTTGGGCAAGATCAGAGACGCTGCTTATGCTAACCAGAACTTTGCCGGGGCAGTCGCTGCTGAAAAGGCTAGAGGGCAGGCTGCGGGATTGTATGTCAGTAAGTCAGAGATACGACACGGATCGATTGATCAGATGTCAAAAGAAGAAGTCAAAAAAGCACTGGATGATTTGAAACGGCAATTAGGCGAGAGGGTAATCGAGCATGAACCAGACCGAGTCGAGCTTTTGGAAGAGACTGAAAAAGAGACTTGAATCGAGTTACGAACAACCTGTAGTCACTAGAGTCGAAAACAGTTCGACCCCTGGGATACCCGACCTCATTCTTTGCGACTCCAAAAAAAACATACACCTGATAGAACTCAAGGTTACGAAGGGCAACAAGGTGAACATCAGCCCTCACCAGGTTTCATTTGCAACCCGCCATAACAGTGCTCGAGTCTGGATGCTTATAGAAAAACAAAGCAATGATAAAAATCAGTGTTATCTGTACCGGTCAAACAGTGTGATGAAGTTGGCTGAACTAGGTATCAAGGAAGTACAACCGGACCTTATTTTTGATTTGGCCCAGGACGCTGAGACATTTCTTTGCTGGTTAAAAAATTCAAAAAAGCTTGACACGTTGCACGAGCGTGGTGTTAAGACTGCACAATGCTAGTCATATTTGAAAGATTGAAAGAAAAACGCCAGCTTGCCGAGTTGCACGAAAAACTCTTGGCCGACCGCCTCGAACGGGAGCAGGCCGACCGGGACGCACTAAAAACCATCAAAGAAAAAAACAACCGGATATCTGATTATTTGATTAGACAAAAACGAAGTAATATGGGATTGTTCTTACACACTAATAACAATGGTGAGAACAATGAAACAACGACCAAAGACATTGCTGAACAGAAACCCGGACGCTAATACCAAGATCTCGAAAACTCAAAAGGGATTCAATCCATTCGATAAGCCTATCTTTATGGCTCATCTAAATTTATTTCCCGACCTGATAACCTGCCCAAGTAGCAAGGCCGCAAAATGCCTTGATCCTTGTTTGAATCTGGCAGGACGTGGCAAATTCAGTAACGTCCAGGCAGCGAGAAAAGCCAAGACTGAATTCTGGCATGAAGACCCGGACAAGTTTTTGGAATTACTCGATCACGAAATTTCTCTGCATGAAACAGCCAGGGCAAAAAAAGGACAACAGTCTGTTATTAGATTGAATGTTACTTCCGACATTGCCTGGGAAGATCACGGGATTATTCAGAACCACCCAGATACATTTTTTTACGACTATAGCAAAAGAGCAAAACGGATTGATAAGACCCCGGAAAACTACAAGCTAATGTTTTCATATAGCGGAGAACCCAGATATCAAAAACAAGTGGACATAGCCAAAAAGACGGATGCACCGATTGCGGTCGTGTTCCGGCACAAACTACCCGACTACTTCGACAAACTGGACCGACCCGTGATTGATGGAGACCAAACCGATTTGGCTAATGCGTTCTCGGGTCCGGTGGTGGTGGGTCTCCTGGCAAAAGGCCCAGCGAAAACCGACCAATCTCACTTTGTTCAAGATGTTGACCGCATCCCGGTGACTATGGGATGATTCCCAATTCTTAAACAGGAGAAACCAAAAATGACCGCACAACTTTACAAAAACCAGCTGTTAGAAAAAGGCCTTGTTGATACTAGAGCCTCCGCGATAACTGAAGCCATCAGCGAATTGCACAAAGCTTTTGCAGCTTGTGACTTGACGAATCGAAACACCGTTCGAGAGTTATTCGGAGATTTGACCGTTGACAAAATGATTACCGACTTCGCGAAGACTGAGGATCTTGCAAAAGATATCTTCGACCAAGACCGCAAACCCCTCGAGGATCACATTTACACTATCGTGAAAGAGCGTATTGAGGAAAACATTGTAATGAAGACGTTGGATGCCCGTGTTCAAGATAACTTGGACGAGAAACTTGATAAAGTTGATTGGTCCGACTATGTCGATGATTACATTCGATCTAAAATTGACACGTTTATAGAGGAACCTGTTAGCGACGAAGTACAAAGAATACTCGACAATGCCACAGTAAGATTTGAACTGTAAAAGCCCCCTTGGAGAAAAAGCCCCGGTATGATCCGGGGTTTTTTTTGCCTCGGCTTTATGAGATCATTCCCAGACATCTTAAACAGGAGAAAATTATGCATAAAATATTAATTGGTTGTGAGTCGTCCGGGACCGTCCGGGACGCTTTCCAAGAACGGGGATTCGACGCTTGGAGTTGCGATATAAAACCAAGCGAGACCCCAACGAATAGCCACCTGCAAATGGACGTGCGTCAGGCACTGCGAGAACAAAAGTGGGACATGCTGCTAGTCTGTCACCCGCCTTGCACTATGCTTTGTAATAGTGGCGTTCGATGGTTACGCACCCCACCACCCGGCCAAAGATTAGCGGATCGTTGGCATGAACTCGAAGAGGGAGCGCGTTTGTTCCGTGATCTTATGGATGCAGATATACCCGCGATTGCTGTAGAAAACCCGGTGATGCATAAACATGCAAAAAAGCTTATCTGGGGATTGGACTATGAACGAGCTTGCAAGAATGACGGAACGTTTGTTCGTACGTCTCAACATCCGTACCAATTCGCCGAAAGTGTAGATAGCCCAGACAATCAAAAGAAACTGACACACTTTTGGATTAAAAACTTGCCGCCTTTGATCCCGACCGGATCGCTCACAAAAGAGACCGCCCGGGACGATATCCACAAGGCCCCACCGGGACCGGATCGTTCGACCTATCGAAGCCGGTTCCACGCGGGCATGGCAAAAGCGATTAGTGCCCAATGGGGAGATTACATACTCGAAAACGTGCGTCCCTGGTCAAAACAACTCCGCTTGATTTAGCCCTCCCTGGTCAAAATGCCCCGGTTAACGCCGGGGTTTTTTTTGACTTCCAAAAGCCTTACACTATTTGAACGTCGAGAGATCGACGCGAATCAATAAAAACGAAAGGAAAAAAATATGACAGACAAAAAAATGATCGGCGAACCCGTCCAACCGGGCGAGATTCCATTCCTCGACGAGGGATTGTCCCTCCTGACAAAGAAATACCCGCCCGAGCCGGAAATAATCCAAATAGCACTCTCCGACGCTGTACTCGATAAAAAGTATAACCCAATGAACGCACCAGAATTCGAGAACGTTTCTCGTGACTACTTCCGGGAGATTTGCGGCTTGATCCCGGAATACTTCTCTATGGCACTAGGTGCCACCGTGATGGATGAATACGGGGATCGAAAAGAAACATCACCAACAATCCAACAACTGGCGGAAGCTTTTGATCGGGAGCACAACGAATTCGCTGGATCTCGAACATTTACCAAGAACCCAGAGATTTGGTCACGTGGAAAAATAGAGAACACCATTTACAAATCTGGGAATGAGCCGGACCTTTATCCGATCCTGCAAGCATGGCCTCGGGACATTGTCTTATACGGCAATAAATCTTTACTTGTCTATGAACACTCAATTTGCGCGATCATAAACCCGGACCGGGACGAATACATTGTCGGACATTGCGACTGAAAAACGCCCTCCCTGGTCAAAAGGCCCCGGGTAACACCGGGGTTTTTTTTGACTTCCAAAAGCCTTATTCTATTCGCACGTCGAGAGATCGGCGCGAAACATTAATAACGAAAAGGAAAAGTAATTATGGCTTACGTCATCATGGCACTCGACGAGTGCGGAACCGAGACCCGGTTAAGATCCCCATTCGATAAAGAATTCAACACCCCGGAAGAAGCGAGAGATTTATTCGCGCAAGCCCCGGAACACTACCCCGAGTATCGATCTTTTTGGCTTGAGGACATCATGAGCAAAAGCGATTGGGGACGAATACTCGAGCGCGAAGAATTCAACGAGTATGGGGGTTATTAATACGGTGGATAAAGAACACGATCACTTTGAAGCACTCACCCCCGTTCAATATGGCAAACTGCGCGATAGGTACGAAATCTATGTAGATTGTGCGGACGACGGGAACGGATACGATTTAACAAGCGGGGAACCGCTCAAAACATTTGATGAGTGGTTAGATAGCTAACCTATCAACTCGAGAAAGACCCCGGTGAACGCCGGGGTTTTTTTTGCCTATCGTTTAATCAGTGAAACTTGGCGGACCCCGGCCCGCGATCCCCCCGCCAAAAATTTTTGGGATCGGTCCGAGATCCCCGGGGATTGAACCGCGAACCGAAAACCGCGCCCCCTGGCATCCGATCCGCGATCCAAGAAACGTGCGTCCTGGTCAAAATGACTTCCACGGACGTTGAAAAATGACTTCCAACGATGGTCCCCGGGTCAACTTGATATCACCACGGGACAAGGACCCCGGTCCGGGTCCCCCGGTCAATTGAGGCTATCCGGACGGCCTCGGCTCGAGATCCGCGAACCGGGATCGGCGCAGGATGGCCCGGCCCGGCGCACCTGTACCGGTGCAACTTTTCCGCAAACAATTACCAAAAAAATAAGAATGGCTTTCACTGGCAAAAAAACCTGTTATTCTGCCCCGAGATCCGTGGTCTGGGACCCCTATGAATCTAGCCTTGGACACTGCCGAAGACACCCAAAAACTCCGCTTAGAACTGCGTCTAAAGCAGTTGGAGAAGGTTGAAGCTTGTCACCAAGAATTTTTACCATTTGTCCGTAGCATGTGGCCTGGGTTCATTGCAGGCCGTCACCACCACATTATTGCCGAGAAGCTTGAAGAGATTGCACAGGGCAAGCTGAAGCGTCTGATTATCAACATGCCACCGCGACACACGAAATCTGAGTTTGCGTCGTTTTTATTTCCTGCATGGATGATTGGTCGCAAGCCAGATATGAAGATCATTCAAGCCACGCACACGACTGAGTTGGCTGTGAACTTCGGTCGTAAGGTCAAAAACCTTTTGGAGACGGAGGAATATCAGGAAATCTTTGAAAGTACGCAGTTGTCACAGGACAGTAAGGCATCTGGCCGGTGGGACACGAAGTCTGGTGGTATGTATTACGCCGTGGGCGTTGGTTCGAACTTAGCCGGACGTGGTGGTGATCTAATTATTATTGACGATCCTCACTCGGAGCAGACTGCGATGTCCGCGAGTGGGTTTGAGAATGCTTGGGAATGGTACACGGCGGGACCCCGTCAGCGTTTACAGCCTGGTGGCGCGATAGTTCTGGTACAAACCCGGTGGTCCGAGAAGGACATGACAGGCAACCTGATCCGTCAGATGGCTAGGGACCCCCACGCAGATCAGTGGGAGGTCGTTGAACTACCTGCCATATTACCGAGTGGCGAACCAACGTGGCCGGAGTTCTGGAAACGGGAGGAGTTGGAAGGTGTAAAAGCTTCGATACCCCCGTATCAGTGGAATGCACAGTATCAGCAGGCTCCAACGTCCGAGAGCCTAGCTATTCTGAAACGTGAGTGGTGGAAGATATGGGAGGGGGGTAGTGTCCCGAATCTTCAGTATGTAATACAGAGTTACGATACGGCGTTCTCGAAACGCGAAACAGCGGACTACAGTGCGATTACGACGTGGGGTGTGTTTTACCCGGAAGAAGCTGGCGGACCGGCGGCTTTGATATTGCTGGATGCGAAGAAAGGTCGATGGGACTTTCCAGAGTTGAAACAGATAGCCTTAGAGGAGTATAAGTATTGGGAGCCGGAGACAGTCATTATTGAAGCGAAGGCTACAGGGACCCCTTTGACTCACGAGTTGAGACAGATTGGTGTACCTGTTGTAAACTTTACGCCGAGCCGAGGTACGGATAAACTGTCGAGAGCACATGCTGTATCTCCGATGTTTGAAGCAGGCATGATTTTCGCTCCTGATGAATCTTGGGCACATGAGGTTATTGAGGAATGCGCTGCGTTTCCGAATGGGACGCACGACGACTTGGTGGATAGCACCACCCAAGCGTTGATGAGGTATCGACAGGGAAATTTTGTGAGTCTGCCTAGCGACGATACGTGGGGCGACTACGAAGGTAAACAGATGACGATCACAGCAGAATCCTACTATGGCTGAACGAACTGCCGCCGAAGTGCTGGCAATGTTACAAGACGAGCTTGCAAAACAAGAAGCGGCTCGACAGTTGTTCGAATCAGACCGCGAACCTCGGCCCACGGGCCAGACTGTAAAGGGCATTCCCGAGGTAGAGGAAAACCTACTCAAAGCAATAGCGAGTCCGTTTGTCCCGATAGAGAGGGATGTAATACGCGAACCCCAATCCACTTTCGAAACGGTTGACCGGCTAGTGCCGGGTGCGATGGATGGAGAAGCCTTGCGACAGGAAGAGGTGCGTACTTCGTATACACCCGGAGTGTATGGTGATGCGCGACTTGCGAGTCCACCTATTGTGGATGCGATTAGTTCTGGATTGAGGTTTGGGGACGAATTGTTGTTTGGGACCCCCGAACAGAAAGAAGCTGCCCGGACTACGTTAC